CCCGGCGACATGCTAGTGCATGGCTTGGCGCAGAACACCAAACGCGTTCCGGCTGAGCAGATGATTCACATTGCCCACCGCAAGCGCATTGGTCAAAACCGGGGCGTACCGCTGCTGCATTCGGTAATCACCCGTCTGGCGGATATCAAGGATTACGAGGAAAGCGAACGAGTGGCCGCGCGGATCAGTGCGGCGTTGGGCATGTACATCAAGAAGGGCTCGCCCGACGACTACACGCCCATGCCGAACAGCTCCGGTGAGCGGTCCATTCCGATCAAGGCCGGCATGATCTACGACGGTCTGCGGCCTGGCGAAGAAGTCGGCATGTTCGAGAGCAACCGGCCGAACACCTTCCTTGAGCCGTTCCGGGCGGGTCAACTCAAAGCGGTAGCTGCCGGCACGCGGGGCACCTTTTCCAGCGTGGCGCGCAGTTACGACGGCACCTATTCGGCGCAACGTCAGGAACTGGTCGAGGGGCAGCTGGGCTACGACCTGCTGCAGCATGAGTTTATCGACTACTGGTGTCGGCCCGTGTACCGCCAGTGGCTGCAGATCGCCATTGTCAGCGGCCAGATCGTCGTTCCGCCCGATGTGGACCCGGACACGATCTTTTCAGCGGTTTATCAGGGCCCCGTGATGCCCTGGATTAATCCCGTGCATGAGGCGACCGCGTGGCAGTTGCTGGTTGAGGCTGGCTTTGCCGATGAGGCGGAAGTTTCGCGTGCGCGCGGTCGTGACCCTGCAGAGCTTAAGCGCTCGCGCATTGCAGAGGTCAAGGCAAACGAGGAAGCCGACCTGGTGTTCAGTTCGGACGCTCGCCACAAGTTCTATGGAAACCAAGCCAATGAATCTACCCCTGCAAAAGACCCCGCTGATGATGCCAAGGGCGGCAATCAGCCAGGAGAATAAGCCCAAGGAAAGCTGGTACGACATTCGCGCGGCCGCGCGCGGTGTGGCTGAAATCATGCTGTACGACGATATTGGCGCCTGGGGAATCTCGGCCCGCCAATTCGCTCGTGATTTGGCCGCGTTCGGTGACGTGTCACAGATCAATTTGCGCATTCATTCCGGCGGCGGCGACGTGATGGATGGCATTGCCATGTACAACATTCTGCGCGGCCACTCGGCACGGGTGGACGTGTATATCGACGGCATGGCCGCTTCCATGGCCAGTGTCGTGGCGATGGCTGGCGACAAAATCTACATGCCCGCCAATGCCAGCATGATGGTGCACAAGCCCTGGGGCGGGCAGGTCGGTGATGCCGACGACATGCGCGAATACGCCGACCTGCTCGACAAATTCGAGGGCACGCTAATCCAGGCCTATGCGCGCAAGACCGGCAAGAGCGTCGAGGAAATCGCCGCGCTGCTCAAGCAAACAACCTGGATGAACGGCAACGAAGCGGTGGCGGCCGGCTTCGCCGATCAGGTGTTGGAACCGCTCAAGGCCGCCGCTCAACTCAATTCGAAACGCCTGGAGGAGTACACCGGCATGCCTGAACAACTTCGCAATCTGATCAATCCTCGCGCCTCTGTGCCGAACCCTAACCCGGCTCCCAACCCGGCACCGACTCCCAGCCCGAACCCTGTGGCCCCGCAGATCACCGACGACGTGCGTAGCCAAGTCCTGGCGCTCGATGTGGAGCGCCGCGCGGGTATCGCCGCTGCTTTCGTTGGCAACCTGGCCGTTGCTCACGCCGAGCTGCTGCGCAGCTGCCAAGACGACGTGAACTGCACCGCGGTGGTAGCGGGGCAGCGTCTGCTGGCCGCCCTGGGTAGCAATACAGCGCCGGTCAACGCGCCGACTGTCCGTCACCCTGGCTACACCGGCAACGGCAACCTGGTTGGCGATTCGGTACGCGCCTCGATCTATGGGCGCCTGGGCTTCCAGGCGAACGAGGCCGACAACGCTTACAACTACATGACGCTGCGCGAGCTGGCCCGCGCCTCGCTGCAGGATCGCGGCATTGGCATTGCCACGCTGCGACCGCAGGACATGGTGGCCTTGGCCTTCACCCACACATCCAGCGACTTCGGCAATATCCTGCTCGATGCGTCGCATAAGTCGCTGCTGGAGGGCTGGGAGAATGCCGAGGAAACGTATCACCTGTGGACCCGTACCGGTCGCCTGAGCGACTTTAAGGTACACAACCGCGTTGCCCTGGGGTCGTTCTCGGCGCTGCGCCAGGTGCAGCCGGGTGCGGAGTACAAAAACATTACCCTGCTCGACTCGGGCGAAACCATTCGCTTGGCCAGCTACGGCGAACTGTTCTCCATTGACCGTCAAGCCATCATCAACGACGACCTCGACGCCCTGAGCGCGATTCCACGTCTGATGGGTATGGCGGCGCGGGCGACTATCGGTGATCTGGTGTATGCCACCCTGACCGACAACCCGAAGATGAAGGACAACAAACCGTTGTTCGACGCCTCGCGCAAGAACCTGTTTACCGGTGCCAATTCGGCCCTGTCCATCGCTTCGATGAGTGCTGCCAAGGCGGCTATGGCCCTGCAGAAATCGAAGGTTCGCGACGGCGAGAAGGCGCGCACGCTCAACATCCGCCCAGCCTTCCTGCTGTGCCCGGTGGCCCTGGAGGATCAGGCCAACCAGCTGATCAACTCCACTTCGGTGCCCACCGCCCAGGTTAACGCCGGCGTGATCAACCCTATCAAGGGCTTCGCCAAGGTCATTTCCGACCCGCGTCTGGATGATGCATCTGCGGCCACCTGGTATCTCGCCGGCCGCCAGGGCAGTGACACCGTGGAGGTGGCGTACTTGGATGGCATCGACACCCCGTACATCGAGCAGCAAGACGGCTTCACCATCGACGGTATCACTACCAAGGTGCGCATCGACGCCGGCGTTTCTGCGCTGGACTCGCGCGGCCTGAGCCGTTCCGTCGGCGCCTAACCCGGTCGGTGTTACCAAGTACCCCGCATATGCGGGGTTTGTTGTTTCTGGAGTAGGAGAAAGTAAGACCATGACTACTAATCATGTGAATAGCGGGGCGACCGTCACCTTGCCGGCGCCCACCGGTGGCTCGGTGGCAGGTGTTCCCCAGGTGATCGACAGCTTGGCGGTCGTTCCGCTGTCAAGCGGCTCCAAGGGTACGCTGATCGTGTATCGCACCTGTGGTGCCTGGAGCGTTCCAGCGGCGGCCGGACTCAAAGCGGGCGCCTCAGTAAGCGTGCTCAACGGCGGCCTGGTCGCGGCCGGCACTGTTGACTCGCAGCCGTGGGGTAAGCTGCTGTCGGACACCCTCAACGGCTATGCCGAAGCGTTGATCGTCCAATGAGCCTGCGGCCGAGCTTTCGCGAGCGGATGGCCGTCCTCACCACCCGAATCCTTGAGCGCGTGGGTGACCGCGCGACCTTGGAGGACGGCACGCCGATCATGGGTACTTTCGAGAATCCCTTGCTCGATCCGCAGATGCGCGGCCGCAGTGGCAAGAGCCTGGCCAGCCAGGTCGACGCCGCCGAGCTGGGGCAACCGCGCTTCACGGTGCTGGCTGAGGTCGCCAAGCGCTTGCCGCGCGATTCGCTGCTGACCATCGAGCTACCGGCCGCCGACGGCGGTGGCCGCTACCGCGTGGTGCGCCCTGAGCCGACTGGTGACGGGATGGTCGCCCTGGTGCTGGAGGAAGACCATGAACGAACAGCCGACATCATCTAGCCAGGCCGTGCCCAGTGAGCTGACCGTGCTGCATGAGGCGATCACCGCAACCCTCAAGGAGGCCTTGCCGCAAATTAAGCTGGTCGAGGCCTATCCGGTGCTCAAGGAAGGCATGGCGCTGCCGGCGCTGCTGTACGCCATGACCAATGTGGCGCCGGGGCTCAATCCGGGCGACGGCCGCTTGTGCGTCTCGGCGACCTTCGAGGCCATCATTCTGCTGGAGTCCAAACGCGCCATGGCGCCGCTGCAGGCCGCCATTCTGGCGTCCAAGCTGCTGCAGCTGGTGAATGAGCAGTATTGGGACGTGGACTTTGTCGACCAGCCCAGCGACATGCAGGCCATGCCGGCGGAGGTGCTGCCAGAGCTACACCGCTGCGTAGGCTGGACGGTGCAATGGCGGCAAAACATTTACCTGGGCGACACCGCGTGGCCCTGGCCGGATGAGCCGCCCGGCTCGCTGGTGTTCGCCTTCGATCCCGACAGCGGCCCAGGTAACGAAGGGCAATACGTTGCCCCGGAGGCCTTGGGATGAGCTACGCAGTTGCGCAGCATGACCGCATGTTGGCCGGCCTGGTGATTCCCTGCCGGGTGGTGGCCGTCGATCTGGCGGCCGCCAAGGTTCGGGTTTCCGATGGTGATGCCTGGACTAGCGCTTGGGTGCGCTGGCATGCGCTGGCCGCCGGCAAGGCCCGCCACTGGCGTGCGCCGAGCCTGGGCGAGCAGGGCGTGCTGATCAGCCCGAGCGGAGAGCCGGCCCAAGGCACGTTTGTGCCGGGTCTGTACGGTGACGCCGGCGGCCAGCCGGACAATCGCCAGAGCACCGAGGTGTGGCGTTTTGATGATGGCGGCTCGCTGGTCTACGACTGGCAGGCCAATAGCTACACCATCACGCTCCCCAGCGGCACGGTGACGGTCAAGGTCGGCGGCACTGAGTTGGTGGCCACTGACAGTGCGATCAAGGCCAAGACCACTGCTGCGACGGTGGAGGCGGTCAACATCACCTTGAAAGGCCAGGTGCTGATTGACGGCCCGTTACGCGTAACGGGCGATATCCACGGCGGCGGCGCGATCATCGACACCACCGGCAACACGCCGAACCACAAACACTGAGGGACGTTATGAACGAAGCCGCAACGCCGGCGACCCCGGCTGACCGCTTCACGGTCGCCAAGCTGATCGAGGGGCAGATTGACCAGGCCTACGACCGTTATCGAATGAAGCAGGTTTGGGAGCGGGTGCTGGCCAACTGCGACCCGGCAGAGTTTGCCGAAGGCATGTGCATGGCGCTGTCGCATGGCCGCTTCTCGCGCATCCCGCTGGACACAACCCTGCGGTCGCCCTTCCAAGTCACGATCAACGTAACGGGTAATGCCGACCCCGAGGCCCTGGCCAGCGCGCTGAAAGGCGCATTTGCCGAGGCTGTGACAGGTCACGGCTAAACCCCGCACAACAACCCCATAAGCCCGCTTTCCCGGGCTTTGTCATATCTGGAGGGCCTATGGCTACCAAGAAAACCACGGATGCGGAGCCGGAAGCGCCGGCCACCGTGACCTATCAAGACACCGTTTACGACCGCCGCCCGCTGTACCTGGCCAGCGGGCGCGAGCTGCAGGTGATCAGGGGGCAAATCACGGTGCCGGCGGATGACGCCGAGGCGGTGGAGTACCTGACCGACCATGCCGAGCTGCAACTGCAGCAGGCGGGTTAACCGTGATCGGCGTGGATCGCCGGAGCGGCCAGCCCATAGCCGGCCTGGAGCACCTGCGGCAGTCCATTGAGGACATTTTGACCACGGGGCTTGGCAGCAGGCGCATGCGGCCGGATTACGGCAGCAACCTGCGCCGTTACGTCGACCTACCGGTTAACGAGGGTTGGAAAAGCGCCGTACAGGCCGAAGTCGCTCGCGCCTTGGGCCGCTGGGAGCCGCGCTTGAAGCTGGAGCGGGTGCGGGTGACGGCAGTGCTTGACGGCAAGATCACCATGGAGCTGTCCGGCCAATACCTGAGCAGCCCCGCCATTCTGGAGGTAAGCGCATGATTGACCTGTCCTTACTGCCGCCGCCCGACGTGGTGGAAACCCTGGAGTTTGAGACGCTGTATCAGGGGGTGCTGAGCAACTTCCGCACCCTGATGGGCGACCAGTGGACGGCGGTGCTTGAATCCGATCCGGTGGTCAAGCTGCTGGAGGTTGCGGCCTATCAGAAAATGCTCGGCCGGGCGCGGGTCAACGACGCGGCAAAGGCCAGCCTGCTGGCCTACGCCAAGGGTGCCGACCTGGACAACCGCGCGGCCGACTACGGGGTGCAGCGACTGACCATCACCCCGGCGCAGCCCGATGCGGTGCCGCCAGTGCCGGCGGTGATGGAGGGTGACGAGGCGCTGCGCTATCGCACGCGGCTATCGCTTGAGGCGCTATCGGTGGCGGGTAGTCGCGGTGCCTACGAGTACCACGGCCTCAGTGCTTCGGCGAACGTGTCGAGCGTGTCGGTGGACTCGCCGACCTTCGCCGGCGTGGCGCTCTCGGATGCGCAAAAGGCTGTGCTGCCGGCCGGGGCCATCGTCGTGACCTGCACTTACCCTGCAGGCCTGGATAACCCACTGCCGGGCGACGTGTCGTTGGCCGTGCTTGGCCGGGTGGGGAGTGAGGAAACGCCGGCTCAGCTGGTGGCAGCAGTGCAGGCCGCGCTGTCGGCTGAGAGTGTGCGGCCGCTGACAGATCGGCCGCGCACTCAAGCAGGGGTGGCCACTGACTTTCAGGTGTCGGCCACCCTGGAGCTGGAGGCGGGGCCGGAACCGGCCGTTGTGCTGGCCACTGCCCGCAGCGGGCTGGATTCGGCGTTGGCCGAGGCGCGCCGGATGGAGGGGCAGCTGCCGCTGTCGGCCATCTACGCC